AACAAGCAGAAAGTCATACTGGTGATTATTCTATATTTGATACACCAGAACAGGCTTATACAATTATTAGAGGTCATTAATGGCTTTAGTAAGTCGTACCATTCCTAATTTAGTACAAGGGGTTTCACAACAACCTGAAGTATTAAGATTAAATTCACAAGCAGGTGAACAAATAAATGGTTTTTCTTCTGTTGTAGAAGGATTGAAAAAAAGACCACCAACTGAATATGTAGCAAAACTTTCAGGTAGTTCTTTAGGTAATGCTTTTATTCATACAATTAACAGGGATTTGAATGAACGATACATTGTGGTTGTTAGTAATGGCAGTATTGCTGTGTATGATATTGATGGAGTTTCTAAAACAGTTGTAAATCAAACTAATGCAACAAATTATTTAAGCAGTAGTAACCCAAAGTCTGACTTTGTGTGTATGACTGTTGCTGATTATACTTTTATAGTTAACAAAAATACTACTACAGCAATGGGAAGTGCCACTTCTTCTGCTAAAGTAGAACAAGCTGTTTACTCAGTATTACAAGGGGTAAATAGTACTAAATATTCAATTACTATTGATGGTACGACTTATTCATTTACGTCATCAAATACGAATAGTGAAGATATAAGAAATGGCCTGAAGTCAGCTATAGGCTCACCTTCAGGTATAACAGTTTCAAATATTGGAAACTCTAGTTTTTCAATAGTTAAATCTTCAGGAACACTTACAGTCACAGCTTCCGATGGTTATGGTAATGATGCTTCACAGGTAGTTAAAGATAAAGTTCAAAACTTTTCTGATTTACCTGTACCTGCAATAGATGGACAAGTTGTTCAAGTCACAGGTGATGCAGATAGTGGTTTTGATGATTATTATGTAAAATTTATTAGTGCAGATAATCTTTGGCAAGAAACAGTAGCACCAAATACTAAAACAAGTTTTGATAATACTACAATGCCACATATTTTAATTCGTACTGCTGATGGAAATTTTAGATTTACTCAAGTAGATGGAAGTACATATACAATTTCAGGAACAGATTATTATGTGCCTACATGGGGAGATAGAATTTGTGGAGACATAGATAGTGTACCTGACCCAACTTTTATAGGAAGAAAGCTAAATGATATTTTCTTTCATAGAAACAGATTAGGTTTTCTTGCAGATGAAAATGTTATTATGTCAAGAAGTGGAGAGTTCTATGAGTTCTTTCCTGAAACTATTACACAAGTATTAGATACAGCACCAATCGATGTAGCTTCAACTCACACTAAAGTTTCAATACTTCGTCATGCAATTTCTTTTGATGAAGAATTACTTTTATTTTCAGACCAAACACAATTTGTATTAAGTGGTGGTGCAACATTAACTGCGGAGAATATATCAATCAATGTCACAACAGAATTTGAAACAGACAAAACTATTAAACCAGTTGGGGCAGGAAGTAATGTCTACTTCGGCTTCAATAAAGGAAGTTTCACAGGCGTTAGGGAACTTTTCATTGCGTCTGACACAGATACAAAACAAGCTGACGATATTACAGCGAATGTGCCTAAGTATATTCCTGCTAACGTCTTTAAACTTGCTAGTGCTACTAATGAAAATATTATCGTAGCTTTAAGTACAGATGAAGATAATGCACTTTATGTTTATCAATATTATGTAAGTGAAAGAAGAAGACTACAAAGTGCTTGGAGTAAATATACTTTTGGAACAGCTTCTACTGACAAAATTTTAAATATTGATTTTATTGAAAATGAATTGTTTTTAATAAATGAAAGAAGTGATGGTGTTTATTTAGAAAAAATAAATGTATCACCTGCATTAACTGATACTGGTGAAACTTATTTAACTCACTTAGATAGAAAATTAGATAATACTCAGATAACTGAAAGTTATAACGCAGGTACTAATCAAACTACTATTACACTTCCATACCAAATTAAAAATACAATGAGAGTTGTAGGTAAAAGTGGGTCTACTAATAAAGCAGGACAAGAGATAGCAACTGTATCGCAAACTGTAGGTGGAACTACTATTGTAGTTACTGGTGATATTACTGCACAAAATTTCTTTATAGGTGAACAATATGAATTTAAGTTTCAGTTTTCACAACAATTTATACAAGTAGCAGATACACAAGGTTCAAGAATTTCAGTAAAAGAAGGTAGATTACAAATTAGAAACTGGAATGTTTCTTTTAATGATACTGGCTATTTTACTACAGAAGTTAAGCCTGTTGGTAGAGACGTATCTACAACTACATACACAGGTACAATTACAGGAACAGGACTACTAGGAACAGTAAACCTTGAAGATGGAGATTACACTTTTGCAGTTCAATCAGAAAATGACAAGTTAACAGTCACAATTAAGAACGATAGTCATTTACCATCAAATTTTATCAACGCAAGTTGGCAAGGTTATTATGTTACCGCTTCATCAAGAGTTTAATGGTATTAGAAAAACTATATTTGAAGATATAGATTTTTTAGCACCAAGATTAAGATACGAAGACAAAAGAGAAGTTTTAGATAGTACAGGATTAAATCCTTATCAAGCACTACTAGATGGTTTTAATTGTTCTCAAATATGTTTAACTATAGTCGATACTAAAAATATTCCAGTAGGAATGTTTGGTGTTTCTGAAGATGGTGCTATTTGGTTGTTAGCTTCACCAGATATAAAACGAATACGCTTCTCTTTTTTAAGAGAGAGTAGAAAAGTAGTTAATCTTTTAAATCACAAATACAAAATACTTTGGAACTTCGTAGACTGTAGAAATGAATTACATTTACGTTGGTTAAAGTGGTGTGGTTTCAAATTTTTAAGAAAAATCAATTATGGAGTAAATCAAAAACCCTTCTATGAATTTATAAAATTATGTGTAGCCCAACATTAGCACTAACAGCAATAAGTGCAGGTTCTTCCCTTATTCAATATCAACAAGGTAAGCAACAGCAAAAAGCTGAATATGCAAGACAAAAAAGACAGAATGAACTTGCAAAGAAAAATGCACTTCAACGATATGCTTCAGAACAACTTAGAATTAGACAAGTAGAAAAACAATCAAGTCAAAAAGGATTTGAAGCTACATTAAAAACAAGAAAAAAAGTTTCAGAATTTGAAGCTAATAGAGGTAGTGCAGGTATAGCTATGTCAGGTTCTACGTCTGCATTGATGGCAGACTATTATAGAACTGAATCTAAATACAAAAACTCATTAGCAAATAATTTAAATATAAATATTTCTCAATACGAAAGAAATTTAGAAGCAATTCAATTTGGTCAAGAAAGCCAATCAACTTATGTTCAACCACCTAATCCTGCATTGTTATTTGCATCTTCAGCATTGAATGTTGCTAATACTTATTATTCTTTAGAAGCACAAAAAGAACTCAAAGGATTAAAACCAAATAAAACTATATAATGGCTAGAAAAACACCTACACTAGATTTAACACCTGAATTACCAGAGGTAGTTTCTAGAGATTTTAATTTATTTTATAGACCAGAAGCAGAACCAGAAATAGCAGGTATGAAAGAATTTACTGCTTCACTAGATAATTTTGTAAATGGTGCAGGTTCATCTATGGTTATTGCCAGTACTGTAAAAGAAAAGAAAATTAATTCAGCAGAAGCAGTTAAAGATTATGCTGAAAATAAACTTAAATTTAAAGAAGCAGTTAAATCAGGAAAAATTGATAAAACAGCTAATCCTTTTTACCTAGAGAAGTATAAAGAATTATCACTTAATGAATATGCTAGTGAATTTAACTCTGTTTTAGTTAAACGATATGGAGACCTAGATGTTAAAACCGATATTACAGAAGGTGCTTTTGATAACTTTTACCAAGATACTCTCAAGAAATTTGTTGCTGATAAAGGTTTAGGTACTTTTGATGCTTTAGATTTAGAAAAAGGTTTTTTTAAAGAAACATCAAATTATAGAGCAAGTTTAGAAGCACAACATCAACAAACACAATTAGAATTATTTAAAACTAAATTTAATGAAAAAGTTAAAAATAGAGTTGTAGGTATTGTTCAAAAATATAAAGATTACAAATTAGACCCTACAGTAGATGGTGATGCTACAAATATTTATGAACTTATAGCTAACGATATTAATTCTGAAATTAAATCTTTAATTGAAGTTGGTGATAATGGCAGAGATGTAATTGATACAGCTTTTCAAGGTTTAGCAGAATATGTAACTGTAGCTACAGATATAGAGTTTGCTAAAAAATTAATTAAAAATGTTCCTAAGTTTCTTACAGGTGGTACAGGCTCAGTTGAAAAAATTGGTAGAATTAAAGTTAAACAAGAAGAACTTTATAATGCTTTGATTGAGAGTGCAGAAGAAAAAAAGAAAAAAGAAAATGATTTTATTACAACTTCACAAACAAGTGAAAGACTTAACACATATAATTATTTACAAAATCAAAAAGACAATCCTGATTTTAATATAATAGAATATAAAAATGACCCTAGAAGAACTAATCAAGAAATATTAGCTATAAACGCTTTTCAAAAAGATAGTAAAATTATAGGAACAGATACAGATGATTTTAATGTCATAGTTAGTATTGAAACTTTATTAGAAGAAAGAAAGTTTTTAGAAGCACATGAATTAGTATCTCAAGCATTTAGAAATGGTGATATTACAACTACTACTAAAAATAATTATCACAATACAAGAATAGCAAACTCAAGAGATTTTAAAGACCACCCATTATTTATTGCTGTAAGACCTGTTAGTGAAGGAATTAAAGCATTAGATAGTATTTTAGCTTCAAATGCTAAAGGTGGTGATAAATTAAAAGCTAGTAATTCTAAAATTTATATTCAAGACAAATTATACCTTTGGATACAAGAAAACAAAGACGACCCTAAGTATCAAGGTAAATCATATTTGTTACAAGCAGATTTTGAAAAAGAATATTTAACAATCGTAAATAATCTTAAAACATTTACTGATGTTGGTGATACTTTATTTGGTCAAGGTACAGGTTTATCTGGTGAAGGTACTGTAGTCCAAAATATAGACGCAGAAATTAATAAGAAAAAAGCTAAATCAGAAGAAAGTAAATTATCAGCACAACAGATAGCTAACATGACAATAGATTTAGACAAATTAAACTCAGCAGATTTCCGAAGTAAATACAAAATGACTAAAGAACAATTTGCAAAACAAACAGGTATAAAACAAAGATAATATGGCAATGATTGATTTTGAACTTCCTAATGGAGAAGTTATTCAAATTGACGAAAATACTTCTGAAGAAAAAAAGCAAGAAATTATTGATAATGCTTCCAACTATGAACAGAATTTTGAGCCTGATGTAAGTGGTAATGAAGGTCTTTTATCTAATGCACCAGATGCTTTAAAGAATAACTGGCTATACGATAATCTAATTGTTGCACCTTATGAAGGTAGTAGAAAAGCCTTAAATAGTGCTTCAAGTCTAGTTGAGGATTTAGGTGACACTTTAGGAGAAACGACCAATGTTGGTGGCTTCAGATATGGAAAAGACGCTGAAAATGGTTTGGTAGAGTACGTACCTTATGACCAAGCTGTAGAAGAAGGTAATGTTAAAGGTATCTTAGCACCGATTACAGGAAACATAGGTACAAAAGACCATTGGGAAACTAAAGGTTTCTTTTACGACCCAAGTAAAGACAATCCTGAAGATAATACTGAAACTATGACAGCAAGTTTTGTCGAAGGTATTACTCAGTTTATGATTGGCTTTAAGGGTGCTGACAAAATTTTAAAATTCAATAAAGCTACTTCAGGTTTTCAAGCCTTTGGACAAGCTACAGCAAAAGGTGCTGTTGGTGATTTCATAGCTTTTGACGAAGATACTGGAAGATTTACAGATATGGTAACTGAGTTCTTTCCTTCAGTAGGAAATACTTGGTTAGGTTATTTACAATCTGACGCTGATGATGAATGGTATGAAGCAAGATTTAAAAACTCATTAGAAGGTATTGGTTTAGGTGCAATAGCAGACTTTGTATTTAATGCAGGTAGATATACTGCAAGAAAAGCTAAAGGTAAGATAGACGAAAAACAAGCACTTAAAGATGAAGAAATAATTACAAAATCACAAGAAGCTATTCGTAATGCTAAATCTAGATTAGATGAAGCAACTACAATCTCAGAGAAAATGAAGATTGTAAATGAAAGTTTAGAACAAGTAGAAGGAATTAAAAAACCAAAAGAAGTTAAACCTGAAACAAAAATTCAGATTTTAAACAAACTTGCTACAGATGATTTAAATATAAATTATAATAAGTGGAAAGCAGGAGAGATGACTGCTGACGAAGCATTTGCACTTCCACGTTCTTGGATAAATTTAGATACATTTGATAAAAAAGATGTTTCAAAAGATTTTATAAAAACAATAACTGCAATGTATGAAACAGTACAAGGTGCATACAGCAGAACTAGCAGAGATTTTAGCGAAGAAGTTATTAAGAAAAAAGCTATAGATAATTATGGTGGTGATATTAATAAAGTTTATAAAGATTATAAACAATTAGGTTCATCTATTGAAAATACTGCACCACTTATTTACGCACATGAAATAGCATTAAATTCATTAATTGATGCTTTACCTTCTTTAAGAAGACAAGCAAAGAATGGCCAAAGGTCACAAAAAGATGTTGATGATACATTAGCGTATATATTAGCTATGCAACAAAACAGAGCAGGTGTTGCGTCTAATACTGGTGGAAACTTATTTACATTTTCTATTGCTAAAAAAGATTTTCAAAAAAGAAAAATTATTCAAGACAACCTAGATAGTGCTATTAATGAATTAAATAATTTTGGTAAAGGTAAAGACCAAAAAGTTACACAAAAAGCTAAAGAAAGATTTTTAGATAGATTAGCTACATTAGATAATCCTCAAGTAACTAAAAAAGTTATTATGGCTTTGTTTCAAAATAGATTTTGGGATATTGCAAATGAAGTATGGATTAATGCTCTTTTATCTAACCCTAAAACACAGATAGTAAATGCTGTGGGTAATGCAATTACAGCAGTAGCAAAACCTTTAGAAGACAGATTAGGTGGTGAAATATCAGCTTATTTAGTTAAAGATGATATTGAAAAACTTACAGTATTCCAAAGAGAAATAGAAAATGCAGAAGATACTTTTTCAGGTTTAGCACAATACTTATCAGACGCTAATAAGATGCGTAAAAAAGCGTGGGATACAGGTGAATTAATATTAGAAGGTGCAGGTGTTGGAAGTAAACTTGATACATCTACTACAAAACAAGTAGGTGGAAAAGCAGGTGAATTAATTAGATTACCTTCTAGAGCCTTAAATGCAGGTGATGAATTTTTTAAACAAATTAATTATCGTTCTAAGTTAAGAGCATTAGGTGTTTCAAAAGCAAAAGAATTAGGTCTTAAAGGAAAAGAAAAAGAAAA